CTTCGATGAAGACTTCTTCAGCATCGTCTATTTGCCATCCACCAGTCATTGCTGAGGTTGATCCAGCAGCAGTGTCATATGAAACGGTAAGTGTACCAGATCCGTGTACGTTCTTGACACGGACACCAGACTTCAGTGTTACCGATCCGGTTCTAATCTGAATACCAGCAGATCCACCGTATGCTCCACCAGTGCCAGCAGTGCTAGATCCGATGACGTTTGGATTGTCTACTGCAACGCTTCCGATTCCGATGGTAACCCCACCAGCAATTGCTGCGATAGAGTTTGCATATGTGAATCCGGTGAGTTCAGCAGAGGTTCCGATGGTTACTCCACCAGCAATACCGCGAATATCTGCGGAAAGTCCGCTGACACGATACACACCATCTGCACCAGTTCCACCGACTTTCATTTGTCCGAGGTAACTTGCAATTGCTCTTAGTTTGGCAGAAATAGTTCCGATGAATGCACCAGTTGTACCTCTTGCTTTCGCAGCAGTTGCGTTACCAGAGAACGTCGAACCAGTGTCAGTTGTCGCACCAACGTGAGGAATTGCACCACCAACAGTGGAACCTGCAACGGGAACATATGCACCGTTTGTAGTACCAGCAACAGCAAGGTATCTACCAGTCGTTGCACCACCACCGGCACTTGCATTAGAGATATCGATCTGTGCAGCAGAACCACCTTGGTTTACCAAACTAACATCAATTGATCTGCTTGTAGAACCATTGATTGCAGTTGTGCTTACTGCGGCACCGGCGGATGATCTAATTTGAACTGGAAGAGGGCCAGCACCACATGACGTTCCAGAAACGGCGATAATAGTATCGTTTACCCAATGAAATTCCCCGGTAGATCCCCAAGCAATTTTATTAACCTGAACATCATAGTCTCCAGTATATCCGCTCACACCCGAACTAATACCAGTACAAGTTTGACCATGAGTTTCTGTTAGGATATATGAACCAGTTGTTCCTTGTACCGCCGAAAGTTGAACTGAGCCTTTTTTAGATGCAGACATTGATTATTCTCCTGATTATCAAAATATTGATTACTTTATATGTATAAGGAATTGACATTGGATTTATGTGGTGTATAATTAATACATATAAAGGAGACTTACATGAGTGCAACTGAATTTGATTTTTGTCAACTGGTGGAAAAAGAGGCAGAAATATGCAACTCTTACATCACTGCCGTAATTAACGCCTGTGATGAATTTGATATTGATTTTCCCTCTGGTGCAAAACTTCTTTCTAAACCTTTGATTGAAAAAATCCAGCAAGAAGGCGAAGACTCCAATCTTCTCCCAAAAAATGCAAAACTTCCAGTATAATTACTTGACAACAGGTATAAATACTGTATACTTAACATACGTTCATACACCGTACACATCGTACACAACAAAAAGGAAATGCTATGTCATTTAAAGATCTAAAGAGTGGTTCACGTTCAAACTTCGAAAAGTTGACCGGCGAACTGAACAAGTTGAACAGCAAGAGCGAGTCCTACAAGGATGATCGACTCTGGAAGCCTGAGACTGATAAGGCAGGAAACGGATATGCGGTTATTCGATTCCTCCCTGCACCACAAAACGAAGAACTCCCGTGGGTTCGTGTTTTCAATCATGGGTTCAAGGGACCTGGTGGTTGGTATATCGAGAACAGTCTCACCACACTAGGACAGAAGGATCCTGTTTCTGAAATGAACAGTCAACTCTGGAATAGTGGTATTGATTCGGACAAGGAAATTGCAAGGCAGCGAAAGCGCCGTCTGAGTTACTTTGCAAACATCGTTGTCGTTAGTGATCCAAAGAACCCAGACAACGAAGGAAAGGTTTTCCTTTATAAGTTCGGGAAGAAGATCTTTGATAAGATCATGGACAAGATGCAACCTGAATTCGAAGATGACGAAGCAGTCAATCCATTCGATCTCTGGACGGGTGCAAACTTCCGTCTCAAGATTCGTAAGGTTGCAGGATTCGTTAACTACGACAAGAGTGAGTTTGAAACTTCATCCGCACTTCTTGATGGTGATGACGAAAAGTTGGAGGAACTCTGGAAGAGTCAGTATTCTCTTCAGGAATTCCTGTCCCCATCCAACTTTAAGACTTATGATGAGTTGAAGACTAAACTCGATTCTGTTCTAAAGGGTGACACTCGATTCTCAGAGACTGCTGAGACCTCCAACATTCAGGAGGAAAGTTCCGAAACTTCAGAGGAAAGTACCAGTGCTGGTGATTCTATTCAAAATGAGGATGCACTGTCTTACTTCGAGAAGTTGGCAAACGAAGGTTGATGTAAATTAAAATTCGTTCGTCGAAAACCCTCACTTCGGTGGGGGTTTTCTTTTATGCATTCCTTAAATCGTAGTTTGCATCAGTGAATAGGTTTGCTCGATCCCTGTCCATGAACGATTCATCACCATATCCATCAGCAACATAGTTGGTGGTATTCTGTTGTGATATGGTAGGCGCATTTACGTTATATAATCCAACGTCACGAACACCAGTCCCAGAGGAAAGCATAGTTCTGTCGAATGTTCCCGATGCGTTTCTGTCTATTGAAAGCATACCACTAACAGATCTCGATGTCGGAGCAACAGAAACAGAACTGGCAGAACCACTCATCCGCTCTCGCTTCTGTCTCAAACCAGACTCCAACTTGTCGCTAATTATAGTCTCTGTTCCTGTCTCTGTCCTTCGTAACCCCTCGAAACCCATAGCACCTAGACCTTTGTCTATTGCACTTTGTCCGGTGAATTGTGTAGTAGTTCGTCCTACTTGAGCCTGTTGTAAGTTCTTTATTCCTTTATTACTTTGTGGATTAAACTGTTCCAATAGACTTAGTGTTTGTCTAAACTTGGAATAATCGCTTGGTTCGAAGAAAGAATTAATTTCTTGCCCTGCACTTTTCAGTTCCATTCTGGCAGCATCAAACATATTTGTTTGTTCAAATCGAAGTATTCCTAATGCCTCTTCAAGACTGCTAGGAGAAAGCATGGAAGCAATACGACCTCTATCTCTTAACAGAGTCTGTGCTGCTTGCATTTCTCCCACACCAATACCATCTTCGTTTCTCTCAAACGCTTGGTGGGCTGCTCTCAGTCTTTCGTAAACTAAGTGTTCGTTTTCTCGCAACAAACCTCTAGCAATCGTATGTCTAGGCGTTTCTCCGGGAGCATCACCCTTCGAAGGATCACGGATTATCATTCCTGTACCGGGTATGGTATTACCGAATGCGTCTCTCTGCATTCCTGTATTAGTAGATCTGGTTCTACCCTGCTTATCTTTTTCCATCATTCCGCTAACATTCAACAGAACTTCGTTTGCTCTGATCTCGTCATTGGCTTCGTCGATCATCGCATTACCTATTTGATAAATTGCTTCGGTGATACCAAAACTTACCAGTCCACCAAAGAACCTACCCATGCTGATGGTTCTTGCTGCCTTAGATAAACCTGTAACTGCACTTGCCATTTTTCCTTGTTTTGCAGTCTGTGCCATTCTTGCTGCTTGAATTCCTGCAAATCCCATTTGTCCAGTTTGAGCAACCTTTGCACTTGTAAAGAATCCTGTTACAAATTGTCCGACTCTAGATTTTGCAAGTGCTTTCAGTGGACCTGGTAGAATCATTGTACCCAACAATCCAAGATCCATTGCATCGATACCAGATCCCATTATCCCGTCAGCACCAGCAGCGCCGGCGGAACCAGCACGACCACCGCCTCGACCACCTATAGCAACGATAGATGGGTTACCAACCAACGCATCAGTGTTTGATCTAATCGCTCTAAGATGATCTACTACTTCATCTTCTTTTGCGACTATCTCCGTTTCTCTTATATCACTTTCTCTAGACTCTTCTGCTGCTTCGGATGGAGTGCGAGTCGTTCCTGTTCTGTCCTTCTTTTTTTCTCTCTCTAGTTGAGACTCTGCTCTTTTCAGTTCACCTTCTGCTTGTCTTCTTCTGGCTTCTGTTACACTGGCAGGAACATTAGATAAAAAACCACCCACCTTAGAACCAAGTATAGTACTAAAGATAGATGCACCCCGCTGACCGGGATCACCACCAGATACAAGGTTTGAAGAAATCCTTGACTTTGCATCTGCAATTTTCTTTTCTAGTTGTTCGATTCTGTCTGACAATTAATTTACCTTTTTACTTGTTCCATTTTTTTATTCTGTTCGTCTATGTGTTGAACTAAAAGATTTGTGTATACTTCCCTCTCCCATGGCATCATATTTTCTAACTCTTCTAGTGAATACTTGTGGTGTTGCATCATCTGGAAATTGAGTTTATAAAATAAGACTAATGACTCATGTGAGAGAGTCAAAGAAAAAAATCACCAAGTCCCTCCAGAGTAACTTCGTTGTCTTTACCACACTGCGAACATGTGTATTTTACAGTATGGCTAAGTCTAGGCATATCTGCAAAGAACTCAAGTATTTTCTCAAACTGCTGGTGTGTTAAATTTTCAATGAATTCTACTAATTCTTTTTTGTTAATGTCCTCTGACTTGAAAACATTGTCTCCTTCGTAAATCATTTCAATGCATTCTGCTATAGAACTCAGTGAAATATCAACTCCGGAAATTTCCTCATCTACATTTAGTGCTGGGTATTTCAAAACCATACCCGTGTTTTCACCCAACTTAAGTTTCTTGTTTTTGTTGAGATCTCCCATCACTTGGATCTCTGACAAATTGATTTCTATTGGGTTCTTAAATGTGCATGATTGACATACTAGATTTGGTTCTACTGTTTCTCCTACAGACTTTGCTCTGATATTTAGAAACATATAACACAAGTCAAAGATAGGCATTTCTTCTACCTTCAATTGACCATATGTACATGCATCAACAATGTCCTTGATCGCCTTTGCGATCATCGGATACTCTCCACTTTCAAGTGCGATGAGTAATACCTTTTCCTCTTTTACCACGAAAGGTCGGTAGAATACCTTTTCACCCGAAGAGGGAACATGTATCTGATATTTCGGTAATGCAACGCTTGGTAGTTTCATAGTTTTCTCCATTTTATATTATCCAAGTAAATTATTAAAAAAGTCAGAAGTTGCTAGTCCTGCATCAGTTGTTAGTTGGCCGGGATCTAGTCCCCAAGGAAGATTAAGAACAGTTCCTCCGATTGCAGTTGGTTCCATTGGGATGTTACCACCGAACATGTCGTCTAGTTTTCTGTTGAGTCTTCCTCGAAGATCCAGTCTGTTTATGACACCTTGCAGGAATCCCACTTCGTCTGGTTTTCTGATTCTCCATTTTCGGTAAGAGAATCCTATTGTTTGTCTTTGGTATCCTTCTCTGTCATCACCCAACTCAATCGGTCCAACTACTTTAGGAAAAGCATCTTCCAGCACCAAGTGGTATATTGGTTGATCTTGCAAATCTAATTGTGTTATTTCGATCTCACATGAATATGAATCTTTGTAACCTAAGTTATTAGTTCTTGGATCTATGATTGTGTTTTGCCATGCATCAAAAAAGTTTCTTTCAAAGTAATCCCCAGCAACTTTAAATGTTGCTTCCACATCCCCAGAATAAGAAACCTCATATGGCATGTCATCCACTGGTCCGTGGGTTTTAATTTCTTGAGTAGAAATATTCTTTCCCGGCATTGTGATGTTTTCACAAGAAACTGCTAGGCGCAAATTAGATAGTGCATCTGTTGTGCTGAATGAAATTTCATACCTAAATGGATATGCAAGTTTCTTGTTGACAATCATTGCAACAAGAGTATCAACTCCATTTGGTACTTTAGATCCAGTCTCCCCCAGAGGGTTGATGCTGCCGATTAAAGGAAGATTAATACTGGTATCAATCTCTAGAAGATTATTTTGAAAATCTGGTGGTAATATAGGCATTATTGTTCTGCACTTCCTTCTATTTCTTCTGCTAGTTTACGTCTGGAATCTGTATAGACAACCTGTCTATTTGCTTTCTTAAATCTCTCAAGCGGAAGGTGGATTGCAAAGTCCCAATCCTTCGGTGTAATTCTTAATATTCTAGAACCAATATATCTAGTCTTATATCTTCGGATACAAGGTCTATAAAGTCTAAATTGTCTTTGAGATTTCAACATATCATAATTGATATTTATTCTTGCAAAATCATCATCCACTGAACCTACCATCCTCTGTCTAATTAACAAATAAAACCTCTCTCGGAGGTTGTTTGGTAAGTAATGTAGGTTCAATCCATAGAATCCATCTTTAGTGAAGTCCAATAGAAGCACAAGAGGCATGGTGTCGAAATACTTTAACTTTGATGCACCTTTTGGTATATAGTTGAATAGAAAAAAGTTACCCCTTCTTTTGTATCCTGTTTTCTGAATAAGTCGTGTAGGATCTTGAAGAAAGGTTTCTTCCGGAGTAGCATCAGTCTCGTCGAATAACTGTCTTGCAAGACTTCGAAACCAAGTCATAGCCTGCTCGGATCCTCTTGGAATCCCAGTGTCATCAAACAAATCTTCTAACGCATCGAAGATGTTTTTTCTTGCTAAAATAGCATCCGGGTTGTCTAGAATTTGTGATTTAGCCATACAAGTATGTATATGAAAGTTAAGGAGCCAAAGTCTCATCAGTCATAATTTTAAATTTCCAACCCTTGTTCTCTGCATACTCCGTTGCTGCTTTCCATTTTGCAGTGTTCACACCCCACGTTTTCATTTCGGTGATATATGATTTTCTTTTTTTGGTTGGTTTTTTAGGAGGACTGCACTGGCGTTTTGGTTTGACTTCGATCAAAACTGTCTCAATTAGTCCCTCTTTGTTCCTGAGACGAACAATAAAGTCTACATAATAACGATGCATTCTATTGTCTACCGGAGATTTGTAGGGGACTACTACTTCTTCAGATCCCCATTCTAATATATTTTTTGATGTATCACAATATACCATGAACCTTCTTTCAAGAAGACTACGATAGATTACATTGGTAGGGTTTCCAATATATTTTTCTGGACTATTTGGTTTATATCTGCCTTTGTATGCCATATATACTATGTATCGGAGATATTTTAGAACGAAAAGGATAATCAATGGACCTCAACTTTCCGTCATTTCCGGGTATCAACAACGATGCTTTGGGAGACATAAGACAAAACAACCAAGATTCATATCAACCAACTGCAAGAGACTCGACTCAAAATCTTTCTTCTGACTATCTCGGAAACATAACAGGAGTTGGTAGATATTCTACAGCCGATAGATTAGAATTTCCTTTGACTTTGGGTACAGAAAAGCACAGTCATATGATTGTCTTTCATATTTACTCCGACATCGAAGCAGGAATTGATGGTCTCAGCAACCAACAAATAACAGATGCAAGAGAAGCAGAGTCGAGTATATTCACAGGAAGTATGGCTGGTGCAGGAGCGGGAGCAGCAGGAGGATTTCTTGGTTCCAGAGCATTAGCAAGATCGGGAAGACTTGGTAGATATGGTGGTATTGCTCAATTCTTGTCTACGATTGGTGGTGCTTGGGGTGGATGGGAAGCAGGAGGAGCAGCAACAGAGGCATTTTCTGTAAGTTCCGAACAAAGTTCGGCTTTAGAATCAGTAGCAAACGCAGAAGCAAACATAATCAACCAACAAGCAGAATACTCAGAACAAATATTCGAAGACACGGGAAGACTTGCTAGATTTGGTGAAGCAAAGGTAAAATCTAAAGATACCATTGCAATGTATATGCCACAAAAGATTCAGCAACTTTCTCTTCTTGAATATGAACAGCAAGATCTTTCTTTCGTACAGAACGCCATCAATGACTGGCAAGGACTAGCAGCAAGAACCCTAATCACCAAGGCTCCAAGCGTGGTGGACAGTGTTGCAGGTTTACTTGGGATGAATACAAACATAGATTCTGCTCTCCTAGCAGGGGCTAGGATCGCTCCTAACCCACGCAAACAACTTCTTTTCCGTGAACCCATCTCTCGGAAGTTCGAATTCTCATTCAACCTTTCACCACGAAACGAAGAAGAATCTGAACGAGCATATCAGATTATTAAGAGGTTCAAGAAGTATGCATATCCAACACTAAACAAGACATATGCACAGGGAGCATTCTATAACTTCCCCGCAGAATTTGAAATTGAATACCAGACGGTAAATGAGTCAGGAGAAGTTGTAGAGAACGACTGGATCAATAGAATCGGCAGATGTGCGTTGAGAGAAATCAACGTAGACTATGCTTCTTCTGGTTCCTTCTCCACTTTCAAGAACGGCGCTCCCACAAACATGTTGCTTTCTATGACGTTCGAAGAAATGTCTCTCCTCGATTCAAACTTGGTAGAACAGGGATATTGATAATGTACTTTAAGAACTTTCCACAAATTATATTAGACGGTGTTACGGGTGCAACTGGTAGTTCTGTTGTTGCAGTTGATATCTTACGAAGGGTTGGGTTTTCTTCTAGCGGAAGAACCGGATCTGAATACTTTGTAGACTATTATGTAAAAGACAACGACACACCAGAAAGCATAGCAGATGAGATTTATGGTTCGCCTGAATATCACTGGGTTGTCATGATGTTTAATGATAAGTTCGATTCATTCTTTGAATGGCCTATGAACACAAGAAAATTTGAAAAGTATGTTGAAAAAAAATATACAGGCACTGTTCTGTTTTTAGGATCGGCTGGTGGAACATATGGTGTGACTGGTTCGTTTGCAAAAAACGACACCATTGTAAAAACTGACGGAACTGGAACTACTGGATGGGGAGGGTTGGTAAAAGACTTTGATCCAGTGTTAAACAAAATTACGATAACAGGATTGGTGACTGGTGAACAGTTTAGCGTTGATGATACTATTAAATCATACAACGCAAGTGGCGGAACATTGGTAAGTCAAAATGTAGGGGAAGCAACAGTACGAAAAATTGTAACCATTCCTTCCCAAGCACTTCACCATTTTGAAAATACTGGATCAACACTCAGCGGTTATGATGATGTCGGTGGTGGTAATCAAACCACAGTTGTATGGTTAGATCCACTTTCTAAATATACTGGCTCAACTCAAATTTCAATGGGTTCGGGTGGCGTTACATACGGAAATACTCTATTGTATTCTTACGTTGAAAATGACACCACGACATACGCGGTTACTAATTATACACACGAAGACGAAAAAAACGAAGACAAAAGAATAGTGTCACTGCTCAATCCAACATACTTAGATCAGGTTGTTAAAGAGTTCAAGACACTAATCAATAGGAGATAATTATAATGATACCCCCAGATTCTCCTAACACTCCAACTGCGACAGACAGTAATTCATATTTACGATTGAATGATATTCGTCTTCGGGATATCAGTATAGTTTCCCCCAACGGGACTGATATCAGCATAATGAATCAATATGCTGTTTTTGAAATAACAGAAGATCTTTTTCAAAACAACTTATCAGGGGTTGTCGCTAATATAGATGCTTCAAATATAGTTTCTAATTTTCCTCTCACCGGACAAGAATATTTACTTGTTACATTTGAAACTCCCGGATCTGCTAAAGAAATAGAACTTGCATTTTTAATTGACAGGGTAATAGACAGAGCGCCTCTTAGAAACAAGCAGTCTCAGTTTTATGACATACATGTGGTTTGTCCAACATTTCACTGTCACCTGTTCTCGGATGTCTCTAAGTCATACACTGGAAATATCTCAACAATGGTGAGTGACATATTCAAAAATCACATCAACACTGGTAGCGGCAACACCAGAAAAGAATTAATCAGCAATGAAAAAACAGTGGGTGAGCAAAATATAATTATACCGTCTTGGAGTGCATTTACTGCCATAAATTGGTTGGCGAAACGAGCAGCATCAGAAAGCAATTCAAAAGTATGTGACTATGTTTTTTATCAAGATCTAGATGGGTTTCACTTCAAGTCAATAAGTTCCATGTTCAACAAAGATCCAATGCAAACATACATCTACGGTGCAGATAACGCAAGAGACTTTATCCGCGACAATCCAAACTCAGAAATCAACATGCAAGAGTCTTTTCAGAACATAAGAAAATTAGTTGCATGTGGATTTGATCGAAGTAGGGAAACTTTAAAAGGAACATATTCTTCTAGTGTCCTTGTCCATGACATTGTTACAAAATCATATGACACGATAGAATATAAATATCTTGATGACTTCGACAAGACACCCAACTTAAACGGCAATCCTATTATGCCAAAAAATAACATATATTCGGATAAAACAAATTCCAAACAGTATTTTGTTCCTTCCCATTTAAACTTGTACGGTGAACCTTCAGCAAGCGAAGAAAATAGTGGAAATGACAGCGTTGAAAATTGGTTACCAAGACATGACGCACAGATAAACCAGTTCATGTCAAGTTCAATAGAAATAGATGTTGCTGGTGATACAAATAGGCGAGTGGGTGATAAGGTTTTTGCAGTAATTAATTCCTTTGAGAGTTTAGATCAGCAAGGAAGATCAAAACTAGATCCACTAATAACCGGAAATTATATTGTAACTAAAATTAAGCACACGATACACAAAACAACAGGACACACTCTGAAAATGAAATTGTGTAAGGATTCTAATGTAGAATCAACATCGCAAAATATGTCACTAGATTCTAATGTTCTGAACAATGGAAGTGGAAATATATTATGAATTATATGGGTAAAGATGGTTTTGTTTGGTTTCAGGGTGTGGTGGAGGATAGAATGGATCCTCTATATCTTGGTAGGTGTAGGATTAGATGTCTTGGATTTCATACAGAAGATAAAACAAAAATACCTACCGCAAGTTTACCTTGGGCGATGCCTGTTCAACCAATCACATCTGCTGCAATGAGCGGAATTGGACAGTCTCCAATTGGACCGGTAGAGGGTACATGGGTTATGGGTTTTTTCCGGGATGGAATGAATGCACAGGAACCTGTATTCTTTGGTACGATTGGAGGAATTCCATCAGAAGAAGTGAATACAGGAAAGGGATTCAGTGATCCTAGCGGCACATATCCAAAACAAGAATTGGTAAACGAACAAGACACCAATAGACTTGCAAGAGGGATTAGTGCAGACACTATTGTTCAATCTAAAGTTGAAGCAACGGAAGGACACAAAGAACATCCCACTGCAAATGAAGCAGGCGATGATAAATGGTCCGAACCAGATGTTCCTTTTGCTGCAAAGTATCCTAAGAATCATGTATATGAAAGTGAAAGCGGACACATTCAAGAGTTCGATGACACTGATGGTGCAGAAAGAATACACACATATCACAAAGCAGGAACTTTTGAAGAAATTCATCCGGACGGAAGTAAGGTAGTCAAAGTTGTAGGGGATGATTATGAATTACTTCTAGGAAAGAAGTTTGTGCATATATCCGGTAACGTAAATGTTGTGGTGGATGGTCAAAGTACATTTTATGTCAAGGGTGATTCGGACATTCAAGTGGACGGAAATGTCAAACAGGTTGTCGGTGGTAATGTTGAACAAGAAGTGGCAGGAAATGTTAAAGTAGATGCCGATGGTGAGTTTACTGTCGATTCAAGTTCAATATCAATGAAAGCAGATGGTGCGATTAATATTGAAACATCAGGGAACATGGTACTTAAGGGTACTGCTGGTATTGATCTAAACTAGGAGAAAATATGCCTGGAAAACCTATAACAAGAGCGATGACTGATCCCACTATGCCATTTGGAGCAAACCTTACCTTGGGTGCTACCAATGTAAGGGTTGGTGGTCAACCAGTTGCATTAGCAAATTCTCCTCTCACTCCCCACGGACCTATTCCCGGACACGGAGAGGTGCCTGGATTTATGTCGCAAAGTTCAATCACAGTTCGTGCAAACAGTCAAGGTGTCATTCGTGAAGGTGATGCTGCGTCGTGCGGTGATTTTGCAAGCAGCGGAGTTCCTTTAGTAAGAGCAGGAGACTAATATGGCTATTTTTCCAACAACCGGATGCACAATTGATGCTGTCCTTCTTTCTGAAGAAGAAAAAGCAGTCATGAATCAAGTAACAAACGGAAATGCATTTATTAATCCGGATAAACCTGCAATAGAAGGTGCTAGTGCTTCTATATCAAACACACTTACCATGATATCAGGTGCTGCTGACTCGGGAATATTCTCCACCTTGACAACCTCGCTGAACACACTCAGAGGAAATCTTACCTCTTATGTTTCACACTCAGACAGACTTTCAGGTGTTAATTTAGGCGCAACTGGTCCTAGTGCTGAACCTGGTCTATCGGGTTTGCTCGGAGTTGCAAAGGCATACAACACTGTTTGTGAATCTGTCACTGGAGGAACAAAAGATAATTTCAGTCCATTGTTTAATAGTATACTTGGTCCGGGTGAATTTAAATTGAACAGAGCAGAAGAAAAAATTACCACCGAAGTTAAGCATTTTGTTTCAATTCACAGAGGCTTAGCAGAAGCAAACTCTATATTTAATACTCAACTTGCAGTTCAAGTTTCCACAGTAAATAGTCTATCCACGGATATAGGCGGACTAATAACAACAGACAATTCTTCTTTTGAAACAGCAAACCAAACTGTTAGAAACTATAACATCGGAAATGCTTTAGTTGCCAGTTCTTCTGATCCTTGCTTCACAGGAAAATTGGTTGATCGAATATCATCCGGTTCGATGAAAGAAAAACTCGATGCTATTGAATAATTTCATACATATTATGAAATAGAGGAACAATCTTAATGAACATATCACATATGGATGACTGGATCGCTTTAGGTATTTCTGTGGCTGCTTTGGTTGCAGGATTTTTCTCATATTTCTTTGGTTTTAAGAAAAAAAAGAAATCCAACCATTCCGATATCATATCACCGAAAATAGATTTCCCGGATCATTTCTGGGAAGTTCATACTAAAATTCAAGAAACCATAACAGAATTAAGAGTGAAGGTAAACTGTGCGAGATCACATTTAGTCCAGTTTCATAATGGTGGACACTTCATAGATGGTATAAGCATGAAGCGTATGTCATTAACTCATGAATCACTTGAAAGAAGTGTATCGGGGGAAATGAAAAATCATCAAGATCTACTTATGTCGATCTATATGGAAATATTAAATCATGTAAAGAAAGATCATCCATTAATAATAATGGTAAACGAGATGGAAGAATGTTACGCAAAACAAGATTTAGAGAGCGGTAATGTTATTGCTTTTTCATTATTGCCTATTAAACAAAACAGTCTAATAATTGGATATATTATGGTAGAATGGTGCAGTTGGAACAAGGTAGATGAAATTCAAGAAGAGGTTGTCGCTGACTGGATGTCAAGAAGTCAATCTCTGATTGAAGTGGAATTAACAAACCAAAAGAGAAAAAATAGGCATAAATAATATATGGCAGGTCAATCAAACAAATCACGGTTCAAAGATCTAGACATGGATTTCATCGCACATCCTGTTACCGGGGATGTTGTGCAAAAATCAAATAAAGAATCAGTTAAACAGTCTGTTAAAAATTTAATAATGATGTGTAGTTATGATAAACCTTTTCAGCCTCATATAAACGGAAGAGTAAGAAATTTACTATTCGAACCAGACACACCGCTAACAAAGATAGAAATGAGAAAATCTATCTTTGATGTTATAAGAAGACACGAACCAAGAGTAAAACTATTAGATGTGAGTATACTCCACAACACAGCAAATAGTTCATATGGAATCACCATAAAATATCAAATCGTAAACTCCCCGCAAGTTGAAAACTTGAGTCTGACGATGGAGAGACTAAGATGACAAATTACAGAAAAATTCAAATCAACGATCTTGATTTCTTCGGAATCAAGGACAATCTAAAAACATATTTAAGCGGACTTGACGAGTTTAAGGACTTTAACTTTGAAGGATCCGGAACTTCTATACTTTTAGATCTTCTGGCTTATGTTACACACTACCAAGGTTTCTATAATAACATGGTAGCAAATGAATTATTCTTAGACAGTGCAGTAAAAAGAACCTCGGTTGTTTCTCATGCAAAAGCACTTGGTTATACTCCAACATCTTCATCTTGCTCCACAGCAGTAGTTGATGTTACAATCAACAACACAGACACAAGCACAACATACCTGACAAAGAGAACGAAATTCACAGGAACCAAAGACGGTATCTCCTATATTTTCTCAAACCCAGACGTTGAAACTTTTGAAGTTCTGAACAGCACACAAAAGATTGCACGGAATGTTTCCATAGTCGAAGGGACTTGGAGAAACGCTTCTTTTGTTGTAGACAGCAATATTGCATCACAGCGGTTTATCATTCCAGATAAAAATGTTGACACCAACAGACTTACAGTAAACGTACAATCTTCAACAACAGACACGACTGGTTATGCAGACACATGGACAGCAGTGACAGATATTACTACTCTTACTTCAACGAGTAAAGTTTACTTCCTACAAGAAACCGAAGACGGATATTATGAAATTTACTTTGGGGATGGGATTCTTGGTTCTGCTGTTTCTGATGGTAATTTGATTCTGGTAGATTACTTGGTTTCAAATGGCACAGAAGCAAATGATATAGGTAGTCAAGATGCTACCAACGCAAGATCATTCAGTTCTTCCTTGGCCAATGTCGCGGACATTGCTGTAGTCACCACATCAAATGGTGGTAAAGGTAAAGAAACATTAGACTCGATTAAGTTTAATGCTCCAAAGGCCTTTCAGTCACAGAACAGAAATGTCACAACGAACGACTACAAGAGTTTTATAGAAACAAACTACACAAACGCCAGTGATGTCTTTGTTTGGGGGGGAGAAGATAATAACCCACCAGAATACGGAAAAGTTTTTGTTTGCGTAAAACCGACAAACTCCACAACACTGAACAACGAAGAAAAAATTAGTCTTCAAAACTTAATTAAAGATCAAAATGTAGTGAGCATAATTCCTGATGTTGTAGATCCAAATTACATCTACCTAAACATCACAAGTAAAGTTTTTTACGATGCAAACGAAACAACAAAAAGCACTAAAGATATAAAGACTCTTGTTGAAGAAAAAATCTTGGTATTCAAAGTTCTCTCTCTAGAAAAGTTCTCTCGAAACTTACGATACTCTAAGTTTGTGAAAGAGATAGATGAAACCGATCAGTCAATTGTCAGTAACGAAACTTCTATTCAACTAGAGAAAAGATTTAGTCCGTCAATTGGACAAGAAAAGTCCTACACAATAAAATTTGAAAACCCAATCTACCATCCAGTAGCAGGATATCAGCCGGTAATTTCATCTTCCGAATTTTCTTATACAAAGACGGACGGAACTGTTTGTGATGTTCACATTGATGATGATGGTAACGGAAAACTAAGAATGTACGAATTGATCTCTGGTGTTAGAACATACATCTTAGAAAATATTGGATCGGTTGATTATAACACCGGAACATTGTCCATTGAAAAATTAATGCCAACTTCTGTGGCTGGTGGTGTTTTAAAAATTGTTTGTGTTCCTGAAAACAAAGACATTCTTTCAGAAAGAAGTTCTATCCTAACACTGGACTCAAGTTCATCTGACTCTATCAACGTAACTGCTGAAGTATATTCCCCATACAGCACTACAATTTCACCTGCAAGTGTTTCTGTTCCTTCTGCTGCGTCATCATCCACTACTAGCAGCACTTCATCCAGTAGTTCATCCAGTAGTTCATCCAGTAGTTCATCCAGTAGTTCATC